ATTAAATCTATTCCATATTTGTTATTTCTAAATGCTTGTACAAATGTTGGACTTCCATTTGTATAAACATATTCACTAGCCGAAATTTCTTTGATTGAATCTCCCCCCTTAAAAATTGAATTAATTAATCGCATACCAATTATATTATATGCAAATTGAATGGGGATATCTATACCAGAAACTGTTACAGGACTTGTAATAGATTCAACATTTATAACACTATCTTCAGCCAGTAGTCCAATACTTTCTGTTGCCATGTTCCTAGTAGAAGAATTTATTGTATAATTTCTAACACCAAACAATCCTCTTCTTATTTTAATATCAGAATTTACAATATGAAAACCATTTTTTTTGCATCTCATAGCCATGCAATTTTCTAATACTACATTAGAATTTTTTATTTCAAATCCGGTATCCGTATACTGGGTAATAGTTCCTGTTGTATTTAACCCTCCATCAACACAAAAATTTCTAATGTATATTGGGCCTGTGCAATTTTCAATTTGTACACTCTTCAAGTAATTACCATAAACCATGCTAACCACGGATTCCCCAACACTTTCCGCTGACCTTTGGAAAGTAACTCCTCCATCATAAGACGATACGGTAATATCGTAATCTGATATAGTAGGATCTTTTGTATTGTCATAATTATTTAAAAACACGCCATCCGTGGGAGACAATAATGGATTAGCATTAAAACTTAAATAACCATTATTTGTAAGGAAATCTCCTGTATGAGACAGTCTAGTTGTCCATGCTCTGTTTGAAGTTTGCCATCTAACATCTGTATTAGAACTTGCTACAGTTGTGCTTGCGGCAACGGATTTAGTATTTATTAATGTGCTGTATAAATCATTTGATGCAATGGCTCCTGTGCCTACTGTGCCACTAAAAGTAGCTCCCCCCACTTTAGTTGTTCTACCAAAGTTTCTGTTTATAATTTCTAAACCTGCTCCGGGGTAACTAGAATCTACTTTTATATTTTTTAAATTTAATTCTCCTATATTTCCAAAGGATGCTACTTCAATTATAATTGGATAGGTTATTGTAGTAGGTAAGACATTTAAAACGGAACTTAAATCGGCAAATATATATCCCGTTGATTTACTTCCAACAGCAAAATTTGCTTGTGCGGAAACAACATACATTTGGCCTACCGGAGTTAGGCTTCCGTCTTTATTTGGACGGCCCAATCTTTGCCATAAGACATCAGTTCGATCTTCTAAATCATAAATAGGTTCATTATCCTGTTCCCAATTGTAGAAAGTAGAACTATTGTATTTTGTAACATCCACGGGCCATGCGGTATTGTAGATGCTTGTTACTGCACTGGTTAAATATAAATCGGTGTCTACGAATGCCATAAATTACCTCAGAATGTTATTGTCCATCTAAATATAATCGAGAAATCAGAACTTTTGCCAATAGCTGGGAATGTTTTATATGCGACTAACAACGGAACATCATTAGCAAAATTAAACGGATTCTTCATATATAATCCTATTTCTTGGAGAGGATTTGAGACGGAGTTAGCCGCTTCAGCCGGAAGAATCAAAGTAAACTGCACGCTAGCACTATCTACTTTTCTTATCAAATTAAAAGGTATGGTGACAAGTGCAGTTTGTGCGGTAGTGTTCCCATTTCTAAACACAAATGGGTTGGCTACAGTTAATCCTCCCCCTGAATAATCAGCTTGAGATATAGCGGATTTTAATTGAAAAGTAGATGGCCCGTAGTTATCCCAAGCAGAAGTTCCTACCTGAAAATACCTAATTTGATAGTTAGCTATGGATTGAGACCCAGATCCAGCAAACATATATGCAAGACCTATACCCATTCCAGAAGTAATGGTATTTTTTTCAGAAAAATACAATTCTTCTCTACCATCTTGGTATATTTTGGTTATTTCTAAGTGCCCTCTAGGAGTTATTTTATCTAAATTAGACATACTAAAATTATATATTCATTCTATTAAATTTATACGAAATATAGTTTCCACAGAATAGTCAAATCGGCATGATTATTTAAACCTGCATTCGCTCCATTATCCGCCACTTTTAAAATATTGTCATGGAATACTTTTTTGGCTAAAAGTTTATATTCATTTGGAGTTACATAAACTCCTGATTGTTCTGGAAATCTACTAAATTGATAAGGGGGGTATTTTTCATTTGATAGGTTTTTAAGTATATCATAGCTCCAAATACCTAGTTGAGTTATTCCCCCAAACAAGTTTGTAAACGCGCAATCATCCTTGTGAATTTTAATTACACATGTTATTTCCCCTGTAGCAGATAAGGAGGAGTTGGATGACACCACTAGCCCGGATGCAGGATTTTGTGTAGATGTTTTATTTACAAAACCTCGGTGATCCATGTTTCCTAAAGTATTGAATGTACCTGACAGCGATGCGCTTGTAATCATAGTATACGGGGAAATTCCGCTAACTAATTTTATTATTTGCCCCCCAGAAGGAGCATAGCAACCTTCTAACAGAGATTCTGTAGAAGACACTATTATCGGTATTTGCCCTTGTGGGGTGTTTAATTTGTTTACAGTTTTTCCAACAAAAGGTAGTAAATTAACATTTTGTTTAAAGTTAACATTGTTTAAAAAAGAGGATTCCCCAGATAAGAAATCTGCTGTTTGAAAGAACGCATCTATTGTGTAAAGTCCTATTCCAGTATAATAATTGTTTGAATGTACTCTTAATTTATCGTATCTAGGATTATTGTTATTTGGTTTTGGAATAATGTTAAAATCTACATAACTTGGGTTTCCCCAAATTTTAACATCATAAGTGGAAGACATTGCATAATTTGAAGCCACTCCACAACTTACACTTCTCCAAATTTTATTTTTTACTTCAGTGTTTGCGTATCTTAAAAATCGAATATCTGTAGGCGAATTAAAAGGATACCAAGAAGAAACATACCCCTCAGACCCTATAAACAAAGCATGAGCAAGACCTGTATCAAAATCAATCGCACTTGTTATTTTTTTTCTAGATGGGACAAGTGACGCAGGTAATGATAAGTCTTTTGTAAGGATTACCATAGAAGTTAAATCTACAGCGGAAAGGGTTGGAAAATTGTAATAAAAAGATGGATACCTATATACATTTGTATTTGTATTGGCATCTGTAATAGTAGGAGTTTTAGATATAAACAATATGTGTCTAACATCTAGGGCTGAATAAATTTTTTCAATTTTATTTTTAAAATAAGTATTTGAAAAATTTGTATCAAATTGAGGAATCTTAGGGTCAGTCCCAGTAGCCTGAAATCCCCAGCTAATTAAATTTCTTTCCGGTGAATCAATTATGGCATATGCCTTAACTGCTCCTTGATCAGGATTTAGCGTGGTGAGATTTGAACCTGCGTTCCTACTAGCTAACCCAATAGCAATGGCCCTTCCACTAACTCCGGTTCCATTAACAGTAGCAGGAACCGCGCTAGTGTAGGACACATAATTTACACCAAGGACTTGCCCGGAAGGAACCCAAGAAGAAACTTGTCCGTTTGTTAATAGTGCAAGTCTGTCCCTACTAGTAATTACAATTGAACTTGTAATTCCTTGAATACCGGGAGGAATATACGCATATCCGGGAGTTCCATTGACTCCCCAAGAAGAAACTGTATTGTCTGTAAGAACTGCAAATCCAGTTGCAGTATCAGCAATGTGCCAATCTCGGATTCGACCATTAAATGCAGCCACAGGCAAGGCAGATTCCAGAGTCGAGACATTTGAATTAGTATTTAAAAGTCCAAAAGATGTTCCTGAAAATATGCCTCCCGTTGTAGTATATGTAATAAATGGAAGATTAGTGCTGTTAGCTATTTTAATTTTAGAAAATTGACCTTGGGATGCGTCTAACCCAGTGCGAAACCGTGTGTTCCAAGAAGGGGTGCCAGCAGCGACTGAAAGCCCTATCCCGTAAGCCGAAACCGTTCCGTTTTTAAATAATACAATTGAACTCCTGCTATTTGAATATATGCTAGAAACATTCTTTAATTGGGATATATTATTAGCTAAACCATTTGTTGGTAATGAAGCTACAGATGAAGTCCCGAAAATTTGAACATCTCCATTACCGTCAACTATAGTGCCTATAGAGAATAGAACATTCGACTCTAGATGCTGAGCAAAATTTATGTCTACAATATCTGGGGTTGATTCATAAATATACAAACTTGATAATTCTGTAGTAGATGTATCGTGATTGTTGCCCCAAGCACAAACTGAATTATCATTTAATAGAGCAATGTGATAATACCCAGTAGAGCCTATTTTTTTAACTAATCCCTGAATATTCTCTGGGGGGGCTTGAATTGCATTTGGAGCAAAGGTATATCTATTCCAAGCAGATACAGTGCCGTCTTGATACAATGCAATGGCATTTGCCAAATTGGGGGCTATTGATATAGAACATACCGCATGTGTTGGCGCAGGATCTTGAAAATAGGTATTCGGTGCATTCCAAGAAGACACATTACCTGCACTCGTAATTGCAAAAAATAGTTTGTCGGTGAGGGGATTAGTAACATTTACTGTATAAATCTGTAAACATCCCCCACCCAAGGCACTTGGGTTAAATTCAAATTCTCCTTGTGTTAATACAGTGTTTGAATTAGATTTAAAAGAACTTACATTTCCGTTTAAATCTAAAGTTAATAAACCTGATTTATTTATTCTAACATCTTTAAATCGTAATTCATTTATATTAGAAGGAAGCCCAGAAAACCCAGCTATGGAGGCATCATTCCAAGTAACAGGAGTACCTTGGTCTCTTTCCCATATATTTAAAAAGCCAGATGACTGACCTAAATAACTTTCAAATGTATAATTTCCAGCTTCTTCAGGTAAAATTATATTTTCAAAAGATACTAATTTACTATCGATTGGAGACGCTGTTTTTGGAACATATAATTTAGGAGTGTAAGAAGATGTATTGGCACTAACCCAAACTTGACTAGATACATCTCTTCCATACAAAGCAGGGCCATAGTTAGCATGAGCATTGTTAAAATATTCTGAGCCTGCTTTTCCAAAAGAAATAGCATGTATTGTATAGTTAGAAGTATCGTACAGGCTGGAAGTTGCAGCACTAGATGCATCTGGAGGGAGAGTCATCATTGTGGCGATTAATTCCCCCATCCCATCAACAATTAGATTGTTTTCCGAAAATAATAATTTAGAATTATCGGAATTAAAATTACTATAAACTTCTACTTGTCCTTTTATCATCTTGTAATCTCTATATTAGTGTATGCAGTATTTGCATTTTGTGTGTGAGTCCCAAATTTAGGATGATATCCATAATCCAATCTACTACCCCCGTTTGCTCCAAACAACGAGCTAGTTATAGATGATATTCTAGATGCATTACCCCTACTTAAAGTTTCAAAATACAAGAATATTTTTTGTATCTCTTCTTCCGTATATCCCTTAGTTAAATTATTTAAAGTAACATCAACAATATCTACACTATCTACAATCGCGTAAGTGCTCCCTGTAGAATCAGGGAACATAAACACTTCAACATAATACTTTTGATTTGGTTTGTGTATATCTCCCCCATTGAAATAATAGGAAGAAGTTTTGTTTAATGAATTTATTGTATTAAAATTAATTACAGCATACCGTAAATCACTTCGACTTAAATTTTTAATGGTCTTGGCAGGTTTATTCAACCCCACATTTGTAAGTGGTATAGTAAATACATGTGCTAATTTTTGCCTAACTGTTGCAGCTTTTATATCATAAATACTAGTTTGTTCCCAAACCCCTTTAGGGGTATATGACCAGAATTTTTCATTTTCCACGCCCGTTCTTATCCATACCCCTATCGAATTGTTACCAAATGATTTGGCACTGTCAGATCCTATAAAATATGGGATAGTTAATTTAAATTCATGATTAGCTAATAAAATGTTTGATGTTGGGCCATAAGAATATAAATCAAATTTAATTCTTGGTAGCCCCAAGGACTGCTTCATTTTCATTTTTATAAACACATTATCTATAAAATAGTTTTCCTTGCTTTCTTCAGCTTCATTTATATTAATCTTGTACACAGAAAAATAATTTTGAGCAGAATCTCCTGAAGGTTGTACAAATTCTATTCCACTTAGAATGTGTGGATTTCGTAACTCAAATTTAGTTAAGTAAACATCAGATCTATTTTTTGCTTGTGATGTTCCTGACGCAGTAGAGTTTTTATGTAATATTCCTCCAGAAACATTTTGAATTTTTACTTCAAAATCAAAAGACGAGGTAAAAATTTGCGGGTATTGAATACCTGCGGACCCATCAACCGTAAAGTTTCCATTATACAACAGAGGCCCAAATGCATGTGAAAATAAATTAAATCCTCCAGACTCCCTAACAAGTCCTCGATTTAAATCGGAAAGTAAAAAATCTTTTCCGTAAATGTAATACAATTTATGTAAATTTCTACCAAACTCAAAATTGTAAAATTCAGAAATGGATGACGGCCCAGCAGTGATATTAGCAAGGCTTGCAGGAATATCATATGCACTAGCAAGTATACTAGATGTATAGAACGATGAATCAATTGCACCAGTTTGTAATGAGCTTACTACTTTACTGTAATTCCTTTCTTGAATTTTTCTGTGTATTACAGAAATTATATATTCCATGTCTGCTCGTGTAGAGTAAGTAACACAACTAGATGCGATAAAACTACTAGCTCCCCTGCATGGGAATGTAGCACTGGTATACACACCATTGTGTATATTAGTTGAATTTAAATTTTCGCATCTAGCATAAACTGGGGGGAGTGCGCTAATATAATTTTGTATTGAAGTATACTTGCCAGAAGACGGTATGTACCCCAAAGGAATATAAGTGGTGTTATTTTGTATAGAACTATTCGCAAAGTACCCCGGCATGTTAAATCCAGTTCTATCATACCAACCTTCTTTAGGTAATAAATTTTTATAGTTTCTTCGTCTAACAGAAGTTCTATCCATTCCTCCAAGAACTACACCGTCAGAGAACACTGTATCCGATAAGAAATCAACATCTGTTCTCCTTACAGCTTGCCCAAGAGCACTCATATTCAATGCCTTGGACTCGTAACCTCCCAACATGCTAGACGCTTGAAAATTATCTCCAGATAAGGACAAATCCGCATTGATGCAATTATATTCCAAATACTCTGATTCATCGTTGAATGATGACAACGACAAATCAATCAGTGGAATTGCGTGCGCGGGAGTAAATTCTACTGTAGCTCTTGTTAGTGCTTTTAAACCTTCTGCGGAATTAAGAGTATACTCATACTTAGAAAAATTAAATGAGCTTGCGAAAAGATTCAAAGAAAAACTAGATGATTTTCCATTCCATAAGGGGAGATATTGAACTTTTGCTTTATCAAAATTTAAAAGTATGTTGTTGTAATTTGGTGGGTAATGAGTAGATTCAGTAAAAAATAACCATCCATTTTTAGACAAAAAGTTATCTCCCGCGTCAATTGTGTGAGTTTTTATAAAATTTATTGAAGACGACACTAACTCAGCAGGAACTTCTAAATCTAAAAGTTTTTCTTCAAAAAAATCTAAAAGTTTTTGGGATACTTTGCAAGAACGATAAAATTTTTCTTGCTCCCAAGGGGGCATGTTGTTTATTATTCCTCTGTAATTAAATATAAAATTAGGATCATCTAAATCAAACTGTTTATTAGCTAACAAAAAATGATTCGGGTATTTTTTTGCAGCTTCTTCTAATATGTAATCTATAACGAACCTATAGTTCGTATCCATACTATCAAAAGAATAATTTTCAACCCCAAAAGATTTTGACACAGGTAATGTCCAAGTATCAAAGTTAAGAAGTTTCTGTGATCCTGTAGCTAAACAATAGTACAAAATATTAGGAATATAAGATTCATATAATTCAATTATTTGAGAACTTAAATTAAAATTATTGGCTCCTATGATTGCGTTCAAAGTCAAATTTAGACTTTGTTTAGTGCCTTTAGACTTATAGATTGCTACAGCGTTTTTAAGTTGATTTCTCCACTTGTCGGGTTCATGTCCAACTAAATTCCAACCAATTAAAAAAGCTAATTCTCGTAAAAGATTATCTGGGCATCTATCAATATCATAAAATAAATTTATTCCATCGACTTCATCATTAAGATCTGCAAGGGAATAAGAAATAGCGCGTAAGAACTTGGAAAAAGGTCCTTTCCTACTTTCATCTAGAATATGTCTATTGGTTGCTATGTAATAATCAAAATTATCTTCTACCCTAGTATCTTTTATATCTGCTGCCAAAGGAGAATACACTATTTCTGTAAGGGTATTTAATTTATCTAATTGTTGAGTACCACTCACATATTTTGATGTACCAGAAAGAAATTGTGATGGGATTAATCCCAAAGATCCAAACAAAGAACATGTAGAGTAATTTTTCCAAATGAACTCGTTTATTCCCTTGATCATGTCCACTAATTCAACATCTTTCCCCCTGTAAATTTTTTCTAATAAAATATTTTTTACAAATGAGGATGGTTGATATGCCAAATTAGATGGGCCTGATGTGTTCAGAATATACAACCAAGACATCGTTTCCAGCAAATAATTATGTGCCGCAGATGCCGTAGATTGCCCAAACAACAATGTGGGATTGTTTAATCTTATTGATGGTAAAAAAGTATTTTGTAAATAATCACTTAAATCTGTACTAGTATCAAACCCTGCAAGAGTTTTTCCCAAAGGATCTAAAATCAAAGATTCAAATTCAAAAGTATCTAATTTTGTAAAATCATTAGTTTTTCGGAAATATTCTTTGACCCCAAGAATTGAGGAAAACATTGATCCAAATGTTCCCACTGTGGACACAGGGAATATAGAACTTAAATTAGCAGCTAAAATCACATGCGATTTTATTAAAGAATCCACAGGGGATATTTCAGTACCAGATAAGGAAGTATCCTGTATTTGATAAGTTTTAGGAGTTAAAATGTCCAAGACATCGACATAATTTCTCTTAAAAAATTTTTTTGTTCCCGGGGATAGTGATTTAATATTATCCATTAGACACCAACTATATTTATGGTAAAGTTATTTAATTGAACAATTTCATTAAAATCAATTGCAACATCCGCTTCAACATTATCAACAGTTGCGTATCTAATTTCTGGCAGAGAAAAGACTGCTCTTGCCACATCCGAAACAATTAGTGGCTTTCCAAAATCAAAATTGTCAACATTAAAATAATTAATTAATCCATCCCTGATTCTAGCTTTAATTTCTTCTTCCCTAGGAAGGTTATATTTATCTATTCTAGCAGTTATAACTAAATCAATTGTTCTAATCACCCCATCAACAATGACTATCTCATCTGTTAACATTTTTTTAGATTCCATAGCATCCAAAAGTTGTTTTTTAAATTCAATTGTAGCTTGTTGTAACTGAAGGTTGGATGCTACTTGGAGCAAATAAATATCTATTACATTAGCAGAACTATATGCATCTCTTACTACGGCTCTAGCTTTCCCGGTCGCGCCTACTGTTCCACAAAAGGCATTTGCAAAAGTAGAATAATCTTCAGCAGTAACTAATCTATCTTGTAATTTAAAATAAAGCGGAGCGTATCTTTTTGCGTGATCAACTGATTCTGCATCTCTTCCTCCTGTAGCCAAAGAAATGTTTTGTATTGTACCTGTTTGATTATTGGAATCAGTGACCTTTACATTAATGATTTCAGATGCAATATTTCCCCTAGTTCCTCCCCCTACTCGATAAGTTACAGAATAATCTGCCCCCGTGGGGAGAGATTTTCCATTGTAGCCATCACCAAATAATATTGTGGCAGAAAAATCATCTCCATACACAACTTCAAAATATTTCTGACCTCCCCCGGAAGCAGAGAACAAACTATCCACCTGAGTCCACGCGCCCGTAACGCTATTATCGTTTGCAGTTATAAATACAGTCACACTTTTTTCTATTATTGGTCCTGAGTTTAATGTGATAGATTTTTGCGTAGCTTTGGAAGTTAGTGTTCCAGTTTCCGTAACCAATGCCCCCTCTAAAAGGGCTAAGTTGGACCAAACTGTGCTTGCTGTAGAATCTGATTCAGAAACATTTAATACTATGGCTCCATCTGCCCGTGCATCGGCTAGTTGCCCATTTTCTACTTTGTACAAGGTGTAATTTATTATACCTCCATCTTCTGGAGAGGTTATTCCAATTACTCTTCTAATAACTGGGAGCGTCATTTCTGTAAATTGAGATGCACCATTGTCTAATGTTAAACTAGCGTCTGCTGCTGCCCCTACAGGACCTTTCATTCTAATCCCTATTAATTCTAATAATTTTTTTACATTATTTCTATTCTTTGCTGTTGCTAAATAATTTTCATTAGCAAGCATGTCCGCTTTCATAGACATTATTGCACCCATGTAGGCAACTAATTCTATTAACATTACTCCTAAGTCTGATTCAGAAAAATTCTGATAATCCAAAGGATAGACTGTTTTTATGTACTCAATCAAAGATGCTCGAAGAGATTCAAAATCAGTAGCAGCATAATTAATTAGTTGTGATTTGTCTATGACAGGATAATTAACTAATTTTAAAAAATCTGATTCTACTTTGCCATTAAATACCATAATTATCCTACTTTCAAAGTTACTTCTACTTTGTTAGAATACTCAAGTTTTTTTTGCACAATTAATTTTACAGAAATTCCGGGAATTCCATAAATGCCTATGTCTTCGGCTGGGGTTACAGATAATGACAATATAGATACCTCAGGAAGATAGTTTCCAATCACTCTTTGAATGTTTTCACTTATCTGACTAAATAAAATTTCATCAAGGGGCTCAAATAAATATCTTTCTAAATCTATACCGTACTCGGGTAACATTACCCGCTCTCCCTTTTTTGTAGTTAATAACTGTAAGATATTTGCTTTAACTAATTCATCCCCGGAAACCTTTGAAAAATACCCTCTCCCAACCAGAGTTTTTTTCCCAAAAGGAAAATTTAATCCGTAAGTTTTTTGGACTTTAGAACTTACAGTTTGTTTTTGTGATAAATTTGGTAATGTTCCGTATGTGTTTATAGCCATTAGGTTAAATCTATGTTCTTGAAGAACCCTTTCTGGGTTTTATAATTAGCAACCACCTCACTATTAGTTAGGGGTTTAGAATAAAATTTTAAACTTCCTATATGCCCTTTTAATCCACTGGTTCTACCATGGTTAGTCCCCATGAAGCCATTGTTAGTAAACCCATTACCATCACTAAACCCACCCCCTATGATCCAAGGAGTAAACTTGTATTCCTCGAACCCAAGACGATCAGCAAAAGCTATTAGTCCCATGGTGCTGTAATTATAATTAAAACTATTGATTGCGCTAAAAGTAGGAGCATTTATGTTTCCACCAACGGAAATGCCTAAAGTGCTGAGTTTTGATGTTTTGATTAATTCCCCGTCTACGAATAAAGAGATGTCTTCTTGCGCGGGGTCTACAGTTAGGCAATAGTGCATAAATTCACCGGATGTTGAAAATAAACTTTTCCCGGTCGATAGTGTGGAGGATAAAGGAACTGTAAATTTAAAAACATCATAATCCGATGCACAATTGGTTAACGAATTAGAATTTATAAAAGCAATGTCAGTTCCATTCACCGATCTAGTCGGAGCAAGATAGAAACACCCCGCAGAAGCATAGTTGCCGTCTGCGCTAGGCTGAAGCCCTCCTGTTATTTGCCTATCTCTAGTAAATCCAATAACCACTCCACGAACTATATCACTAGAATAATCTACGGGAGCTTGATCTATGGGTAAAGTATCTAATGCTCCTCCATTATTTTCACACCCCAAAATTAATCTATGGTAAGAAGAAGTTCCATATCCATACACTGGGTCATGTGTAGTAGGCTCTGCTCCTAAATTAGGAGCATATGTCCAAAAATCTAAACTAAACCCAGTAGTTCTGTACATTAAATTTTGGAACTCAGGAGTAGGCGGTAAAATTCCAAAAGTACCTAATCCACTTGGGGTTCCTGCACTATTTATTTTAACTATCCCATTAAAATAAGGAATTGCGAGACCCTTGGTAAACATTGATGATGCATTTGCTGCAATCAATTGAGCATTATTGTAATTATTTTTGGTATTGCAATTTAAAGTTTTATATTCACTAAATTCAGGGTAGGAGACTTCTGCTTCTAAGAAATTGTAAATTGCAATCATGTCTGTTGACAACACCGAATCTGTTAAAGACAATACTGTGCCGGATACTCCGTTGTTATCTGCATCAAAAATTATTGATCCTTTTCCAACTGTTGGAATACGCAAAGGGTCAATTGATGGAACTATTTTTGGTTCTATTGATTTAACATATTTAGGCCGAATGGGAAGAACTACCCCAGAAACCTCTCCTTGCCCAAATACAAGTTTCTTTTGTTTTTCAAATCCAACATTTATGTTTAGCTCTGTCAAATAAGAAAAATCATTAATTGGGACTCCTCCAAGATTATATTTGGTTTTGCTTCCAAACAAAGAAGGTGCTTTAATTGCTATCTCTATTTGTTTTTTTCTCCGATCTATTTTACTTTTATTTTGAGACAATATAGAATACATGCTTTGTCTTAAATTTTGAACCATCGCGGAATCTTCAGGATATAATCCCGGATTTGAGTCTTTTAATTTTTGTATTGATGAAGACACATCGTATATTTGTTTGTCTCGTTGCCCCTCTAACACATTTAAAAAATGGTCTGCTTTGTAATGTTCTAGTAAATCTGCGCTTTCATTAATTTTTGAGAGATCAAACACTGTATCCATGTACTTGTTTAAACTCTTTAGAGAAACCAC